CATCATCATGCGCCACAGCAGCCGCAACCGGGTTTTGCAGGAAGCCGGCGGTTTTTGGCGATGATCTGGCAAGAGCCTCCCATTTCGGCTGCGTTGTTTCATGGGCAAGTTCCGGCAGTTTTTCTGCAGCCAGCAGGGCATCAACACCTGTGATCCGCGACGCCTTCAGCCCGGCCGCCACTGCGTCCGGGTTTTTCTTTTGCGCACCCGGGAAAGGGTTCACCCATGCCTGCTGTGACGGCTGCTCATCAAATGCATCGAAAATATTGCTCATGGTCACTTTCCTGTTACGGCCGCAGCCATGCCGACGCCATACTTTTGGTCAAATTCGAGGCGCGTTTGTGGAGTGTTATTGCTTTTCAGGAAGTCTATTGCCGCCTGAGGAATGCCAATCGTCATATCGAGTTTGGTGGCAGGCACGGAGGCGCCAGAGAAACCAAGGAAGCTGCTTCGGATGCTGGTGTTCACGAACATGCTGTCGATGATGTCCCTGGCGTCCTTGTCGCTGATGCCCTGCCCGGACATCTGCCGATCAATCATTACCCTGTCGATCGCGGCTCTCGCTTTTGCGCGTATCGCATCCTGCGCGGGCTTACCCAAGCCGCTAAACGGCTTCAGGTCAGACGGACTTCCGGTCATCACTCCTTGCAGTCTCGCGTCCATGTACTGGGCCAGTGTGCTCATGGTCTTGAGGTTCCCGCCTTTGCTTGGGTCGCGGATGCCCTGCCACAGCTTCAGGAGCTCCGCTGCGCCTGCCGGCTTGATGGCTTTTGACCCAGTGAGGTCGGCCAGCTGCGCGCGCATGTCAGCGTTTTTATATTTGTCCGGATTCAGGACCATGTCCCACTTGATGGCCGCTGCATTTTCTTCTTCGGATTTGACGGCGAGGCTACGCATTCGATCCTCGGCCGCCTGCTGCTCGTTCCGGATCTCGTCGTTGTGGGCGTCGATCAGCGCCGTTGCCTTGGCGTAGGCTTCCGGGTTGCTGAATTTCAGTGGAGACAGTACGGCAGACGCCTGATTACGGCTGATCGACTGACCGCCCAGACGCGCATCGCCCAACAGGGAATATACCGGCCGCATCAGTGATGACTCGGTTTCGCGCTTTGATGTTTCCTCAAGGTCGCGCTGATACTTGATTTCTCGCCGCGCTACGTCTAGAGCCGCCGGGTTACTTCCAAAGCGCGCCACAAGCGCAGCATCCAGTTCCTTCATGCTGGCGCCAGGGTTTGTCGACATGACATCCCGGGCCGCCTGCTGCCCTTCCATGTCGTTTACGGATGTCGTCAGCACGCCAGACAGGCGGGCCCTTGCTTCCGGAGTCAGCTCCCCCTGCACATCAGGTCGAGCAAAGTAGTCGCGCGCCGCCTGCACCTGATTGCCCTGAAGCATCGACTGCACCACTGAGACATGCCCAGGAGTCAGCGCCTCAGTGGTTTTGGATTTCAGGTATTCAGGGGGCGATCCGGCATTGACGCGAGCCACAGCATCAGAAATTACCCCGCGCGCCATATTCCAATCATTTGGGTTGTCATATGACTGCTGCATCATCTGCAGCCCGGTGGCAATCTTCCCCTGCTGCACCTCGGCATCATAGGTCTTGTATTCGGCCGCCATATGTCCGGCGACTTCGCCTCTGAACTGTCGACGCATGGCTCCTGATTCAAGCGCCCACGCCTGGCGCTGCGCATCATTGCCAAGCGTCTTGCCGATGGCTTCCAGATCATGATTCAGAAGCCCATCAAACTCCTCATCAAGAGGCTTCTCCCCGCGATACAGAGCATCCTTCCCGCGCAGTAATTTTGCCTCCTGAAGCCGCTGCAGCCTGACCTGCTGCGCCTGTGTCATTGCGTCATCAAGTCGCAGCCGGTTCGCATCCCGAAGGATGTCTGCCTGCGCCTTTCCATAGGCCTGCGCGCCCTGCTGAATGGCGTTTCCAGCCTGCTGCACCTGCTCCATGCCAGCGTTGCTGACCTGCGGGGCGTTGAACCGCACTCCCGGAGTGATTGACGGCGCTACCGTTGATTCTGTCGCTACAGGAACACGCATCTCAGCCCCCCAGCTTCTTCATCTGGTACCACGACGGAGCCGCCTGCGTGGCGCTGCCCAGCAGCGATGTAAAGGCGGCCATTGCCGGATTCAGGGTGTCAGCATTGGCATCCGCCATCGCGGCCTGCGCTCGCTGGCTTGTGGCATCCATGCGGTATCCCCATGCTGACTTGATGGCGTTCGCGGCGATGGTGTTGGCATCCATTTCGCCGACGTAATCCGTTGATGAGTTAAGTGCGGTCGCCACTTCGCTGCCCAGATCGATACCGTTGGCGGCAAGCGCGGCGCGGGTGGAGGACTTGGTTTGCGCTGTGCGCAGACGGGATGCTTGTTCGGCGCGCTGGCCCTGAAGCAAGGCGTCGCGCCCTTGCAGCTCAGCGATGCGGGCATTGATGCGGCCGATTTCAGCACTCAGCCTGGCGTTGATCTTGGTGTTTTTTGCGCCAAAGTAGGAGCCGACGGCGTTCAATGCGCCGCCGACTGCGCTGGCTCCAGCGAAGATTGCGGAAGGTGCTACCATGGAGAACAGCCTCGTGGGTTATTCTCGCACGGTACTCTGCCGAAAGCCGGTTATATGCCTACCCGCCGAACACCACCTCCATCGAGATGGACACCAGCGTCAGGGGAATAGGATCCTCATGCCTGACCAGTATCTGCGCATCAGCTCCCCATGACGGCATGACGGGGATGCCAACCTCCTCAGACACCAGGACAGGCGGCATTCCGTACGGCTCATTGGTTCGCTGCTTCAGTTCCGTCAGGCTGCTCTCGTTTGGTCCGACGAATATCCCGCTGGATCGGTAAAGCCGGAGCCAGACCTTGTTGATATTCTTCTGCCGGGCCTGACCGTAGGCCTCGACCTGCATGGTCGGCGGCAGAGTTTTTAGGTCAGAAGTGATTGGCAGCCCGATGTGGATCTTTGTCGCCGACACCGGAATGGTGATACTGCCTCCGGTTACAACCTGTTGCGGCTGAACAGCGCCATTCGCCAGCACCGAGACGGTACAGCCCTCCAGGTGATTCAGCCCGGAAACGGTGCTGGTGGCAGCTCCGGAATACGTCAGGCCGCAGTCGACAAAGAACGCATCCTCCAGCGTCCCATAGAACCGGCCCGCCATGCGCTCGATATAGCGGACATCGCCGCCATCAATGGTTCGCTTCACCAGAACATAGACGGCATCCTCCCCGCCTTCAGGCACGCAGCAGACCGATTCAAACGCACCCAGCGCGGTGTCGTGGCGGTGCCAGGCATAAACCTGCTGCTCGGGGATGTAGGTCAGGCCCAGCAGCGCCCCTTCATCATTCACAAACCAGCAGATCGGGAAAGGCGCTCGTGCATAGGCGGCATCGACAATAACCTTGTTGTCGAAAAGGTGCGGGGATCTGATGCTCAGGTCTCCGGAGAGATACCCCTGGCTCTCCCGGCTATAGGCCAGCTCGCGGACATGCCCGCCGCGCCCCTCGGCATAGACCATGACATTGTTCACGACCAGCGGCTGGGCATAACCGCAGCCAACATAGGACTGCGGCCGCACGCTGATTGATGTCGGCGTCACCGCCCCATCAGTAGAAACGCGCCACTCGGCGGCATTGGTCATCAGCATGAGGTCGCCAATGGGGACGATATGCCGGATGGCGTTATTCTCGCGGCTGGCAATGCGGAATCCGATGCCGTCATCATCGCGACTCGGGATCGAGTAACTGAGGTTCGACTCCGTCCCGGTGCGCGTCATCCACACATTTTGCGACTGGTTCTCGGTCCCGGCGAATACCCGGCGCTGCTCCCAATACGCCACAGCCGCCGGATAGTTGCCGTATCCGGAAAACGGGGTGTATGACTCCTGCGGCGTTTTACCCAGATCAGGGGCGATATTGTCATCAACAAATACCGTCCGGTCGGTCTGGCCGATGTAGCCATAAATGCCGTTGCTTTCCTTGTAGACGTTGTAACGCACCGCCCCGGCCACGGCCGTCCACGAAATGCCGTTCTTGTTCCCGGTCGTCAGCAGGTCGTTCCTGACGCCGTAGATAGTGAGAGTGCCGCCGCTGGTGTACGCGCTGTAGGCCGACGTGTCGATAACCGCGCCAACCTCATCCTTCAGCGTGATCTGGTTCGCGGACGGAACGCCGTATACATAAGCGGTCAGCCCGTTGATCTGCGTCATGCCGGAAACGCCGCCGATGTAGACGCGCTGCCCGACAGCAGCCCCGTGCGGCGCTGATGTCGTAATCGCGCCGCCCCATGCCTGAGCGATGGCGGTGATGCTGGCGGCAGAAGAGGAAACGCTGGATGGCAGCGATTCGTTCGCCGCGGATTCGCCGACGGCCGCCACCTTGTAGTAGTGAAATTCAGAGCCGGAACCGGAGCCTACGGAGATGGCCGTCTTATGCGTCAGGCCGGTGGGCGCGGCAATTTCCGGCAGGAATGAAATATCGACAAACTCCCAGACCACGCTGCTTTTGCGCCGCAACTCCCTTGGGGGCCTGAGTGGATGGACCAGAGTCAGAACGTCGTTCGATTGCGCATAATTGACGGAAGCAATCATCTGACTCCAGTAATCCGAGATTATCTGCAGCTCCTTTGTTTCCGGCAGGATATGCCAGTAGATTGAGCTTGCCCCAGCCACTGGAGCATGGTTCAGGTTATTGCTGACCGCCGATCTATAGTAGTAATACCCGCCCGCTCCATCGGAAACATGCACCAACTGACCGTTTGAATAGGTTGTCAGGTTGCTCCATACCGATGTGTCAGCATGGACAAATTTCAGGACGCCTCCTTCGGTGTAGAATCGCATTCCTGAAGATGACAGCTCGATAACCAGAGATTGCGTCGCTGAATAAACAAAGGGAATCAGGCGGGATACGCCATGATTGACCGGCCACGCCTCAGCCACAAACACCGTCCCCGGCCGCTGCGTCGCCGGCCCTTGCGGCGTGGCGATGAAGTTGCGCAGGGTGGCCAGTCCAGACTGGCGCTTGGCGTCATCGAGGCGGCCAAAAAACTCCGGCGTCACCTCCCCGCCATTGAACGACTGCTGGATGATGCGAGTGCTTGCCATTGGTTACCTCGCTGCCAGATGCGCCGGCATATGCGCCGGACGAACCGATCTCTGCGATGAATCCGCAGCCTTTGCCTTGGTCAGCACGGAGTCGGCCGCCGCCATGCAGAACTGCGCCATTTTTGCCCCGGCGTCGCCCTTGATCAGCGGGCCAGCGACATGCGAAGCCAGCAGCCAGGAAACGTATTCAAGGAACAATGGGCTGTACTTCGTCGAGTCCGTCACTCGCACAATGTACTTTGCGGCAGCCTGGTCCTGATCAGTCAGGATGGCAAGCGATCCGGATGCCAGCGCCTCCACGGCAAATGGCACCGGAACCGGCGACGATGAATCCACCCCGATGTCACTGGTCGCCTCGTAGTCGTAAACCGTCAGGACGCGCAGGCAATTGGTTGGCATAGCATATGCATAGACCCAGGCATCGGTTTCGGCAGTCACCTCGGCCAGCGTGGACCGCTTTGTCGCAAAACCCCAAGGGCATGACTCAAGTGCTGAATCCCTGGCAATCGGCCAGAACTGAGCGCAGTATTCCGATTGAGGGGATCCTTCCGGAGGGTAAATGCTGGCAATGTTGGCGCTGTCGCCAAGCCTGGACATTGCCAGATTGCAAATATCAACGACCGATGCCATGCCTTACCCCGACACATTGAAAAAAGGGGGCCGAAGCCCCCAAGGAGAACACCAGACAGTCAGGCCTCGACGGTGTCCGCGACCTTGCCGGTCATCGCAGCCTTTTCGGCAGCGACCGTATCGGCATTGATCTCGGACATGGTTTGAGGTGCCTTCTTGCTGGTCTTCTGGGGCTTTTCCACGGCAGCCTGCAAGACCTCCATGTGCTTGGTGGGGCTGCCGTCAATCTCGAAAACCGTACCAGCACGGCGGCGGTAACCGCCGTAGAACAGGTCAACCTTGGCTTTAACCTTCATGGCTCAGGCCTCAGATGGCGTCAGCATAGGCTTTCCACTTCGACGGATTCATCGTCAGGAAGGCGTTGATCTTGCCAGCCGTGACGGTGGTCGTGCCGATGGTAGCCAGGATGCCGAGGTAGCGTTCGTAAACAACTCCCTCCACCGGCAACTTCACGCAAGCGATAACGCCGCCGGCATTCAGTTGGTCCGAGTTGGCAGCCGCGTCATCGGTCACGAAATCCGCGGTGCGAAAGTGGATCGAGGCGCTGCCATCGGTCGCAATCGCAGCCTGGGCATCAGAGGCCAGAGCGAAGTTGATCGTGCCGGCGCTGCCGCCAGTGATGATCTCGGTGTCGGTGGTAATGACCAGATACGGAGCCTCGCCGTTGCCAAGGTCGCGGGCGACGGACAGGTCGATCACGTTACCGATCAGGGCGGTCCCGGCCGCAGCGGCCACGGAGGTCGCATCGGCAAATTCATTTCGTGCGTCAAGAATCATGTCAATTCTCCAGTGGAGCCCGGCTTAAATGCCGGACTCAGTGTTCAGGATGGCGTCGCACTGTTTCACAGGGATGCCGCGGAACCGGGTAACCATCTTGCCTTGGGCATCCTCGATGGTGGTGAAGGCCATGTTGGTCTTTTCCATCGCCTGAAGGTCCATCAACTCCAGGGTGGCGCGGCTGGCGTAGAACACCGGGCGGCCCATGTTGATGTTCGGGATACGACGCAGCGCCTTAGCCATCAGTTGGGCCAGCACCGGGCCGGTGGTTCCAGTCGCAATGGTGTTTTCCAGGTCGAAGTTCATGCGCACCACATAACGCCAATCGCGCACGGACAGGCCGCAGTCCCAACGGTAATGGGTGCGGTAACCTTCCATTCGGCCGCCGTTGCCATCCACGTTTTCAATGGTCACCTGACCCTTGTCGGTGATCTGCAGACCGGCCGTGGAGCCCTTGGGATAAATGCCGTGGCAGGTATTGCGGCCCCACACGATCAGCCAGATCGAGGAGTTGTCAGCGCCATCAGGCGTGGCTGCGTCGGTGATGATGTTGTCGCCATTGGCGGCGGACTGGTCGTTGAAGCGCGGACCGAACCCGGTGAACGCCTCCGGCTCGGAACCTTCATTGCCGTAGAACAGCGTCGAGGAGAACTCCTGGTTCATGCCTTCGATGTGTGCGGCATCTTCCGACAGGCGGAAGGCAGCGGTATTGCCGTTCAGGTCAGCCAGAGCCTTATCTACTTCGGCGTAGGCTTCCAGCATGCCGCAGGAATCGGTCACCTGGGCGGTGGTGGACTTGGTTGGCTGAACGCCGCCGTACAACTTGCGCCAGGTCGGGGTCGGCAGGCCGGTGCGGACGGTAGTGCGGTGGCCGGTGGGCAGGTTGCCTTCGACCCACACCATATCGTCAAGAATGGGATTGGTCTGCGCCAGCATTTCGGCAATGGTAGCAATGCTGCCATCAGGGTTGAGCCGCTTGGTTACATCCAGCAGCGTCGGGTGAATCGCGGAAAGAGTCGTCATGCTCTTGGCCTCTTAGTTCATATTGGGGAACAAACGCTTGGCTGGATCAACCGACCCGGAACCGGGTCCGCCACCGCCGACAAAGCGATCTTCTGAAATAGCCTTACCGGCTCGATAAAACGCCCGAACGATTTCGGGGTGGTTTCCCAGCCCGGTTTCGTCGAGCAGCTTGGAAAGCTCGGGAGTCCCAAACTTGTCCATTGCCTTCTTTGCAACAGCCACGTTCTGCGCCAGATTGGGTCCGCCGATTTCGGTATCAGCCTGAGCCGCATCAACCCAGCCCTTGACCATTTCGACATGGGCGCCCTGCTGGCGTTCAGCAATGGCCGGAGCCAACCTGCCCAGCAGGGCATTGGCCTGTTCGTTGTTCAGGCCTGCGCCCTTGGCAAACTCGCCAAACGCTTCCAGCCCTCCCTGATCAAACTCGACACCATCCGGCAGCTTCCAGTCGTAGGCATCAGGAACGCCATCATCAGCGGCGGCGTCATTCTGCTGTCCCGAATCCGCAAGGGGCGCGTCGGCAGCCGGAGCATCTGCGGCAAGCGCATCTGCCTGAGGAGCGTCAGCAGCGGGATCAGTCATCAGAGTCATTCTTGGCCTCTTGCATCATTTTGATGTACTCGGCTGGAGCCAGGCTGTTGACGGTTGCCAGCAGGGCCAGGCCCGAGTTCCGGTTGCCTTCGTTGAACGCCATCGCCATCGCGTCGGAACTGAACGATGACCGGAACACCCCAGCCCTCTCCAGCATCCGCCAGACGATCCGCCTGCCTTGTACCGTTGCCATGAGCCAACGGTAGTCGGCTTGTTCGGTTTCTCGCGCCAGCCGCTCCTTGGATTTCTTGCGGTCGCGCTTTGCGTCTTCATTCGGCATTTCCATGATTGCACTCTACTCAGAGCCAAGCGGGTTATATGCCCACCCGGATGACGCCGCCGATGATGGCGGCTCCGATCAGCCCCACCACGGAAACAACCCCGACCGTCACCCAGTGGTGCATTTCAACCAGGCCCGGCATGTTGGCCTCGATTTCGCGCAGGCGAAGATCAATGTTCATCGGAACCTGCATGCGCAGCTCGTGGACTGATACCGATATTTTCTCGATGGCGCCGAATGCCCTGGCAATTGCCTCCCGCGTTTCGACATGCCTCTCCTCCAGCCGGACAAGGCGCTCCAGGCTGTTACTGATGGCCTGCTGCGATTCCTTCAGCGAGAAGATGACTTCCCGCATTTCGCCCTGCTCCTGCTCAACCCTGCGCAGGCGCTCGTCAGTTTGATAAATGAGTGCGTCGGTCATTTGTTCGGCCACTCCCGCATCACCAGTTGAGCGATAAAGCAGGCGATGGCCACAGCAAAGGCGATCAGGCGCAGTTGCCAGGGGATGACCACATCCCCCAACTCAAGGAGGACGGACTGCGGCGAGACAGCAAACAGCATGGCGATGCCGCCAATTCCGCCCCAGCTGGACGGTTCGGCAATACGGGATCTGGTGATTTTCATTTGGCAACCACCGGGACAGGACAAACGGAGATGGTGACCTGCGGGCAGACCGGCATTTGCGCGCAGCCTTCCAGCAGCATCAGGACGATCAGGTAGCCGATGGCGTGCATTTTCATTTCGGAAGCCCCTGCCTTGTGCCATTGCGGTCAATGGTCAGCACCTGACCGCGAGGCGCAACCTTGACAAACGAGACATGAACCCATGCCCCATATTCCAGGATAAGCTGGTCAAACGGGATATGGCTGCGGGCGATTGCATGGGCAATCTGCTCCGGAGTGCCGAAGGATGGCGCAGTAAAATCAACAGCCTGACCTCGGAGGTGCTGGCTGTTCTTGCTGCCGTTGATGGCGTCGTTGACCTTCTGGCAGCGGTATCCGGATGAGACAAGGACCGGAACACCCAGCAGGGCGCGAACCCTGTCAAGCTGCTCTGCCGTATAGCGTAGATTCAAGAGAGCCTCGGCGTCTGGAGTGTTATCAATGCCGTGCCTGCTGGCATAACCCGACTGGATCAATTCCTCAAGGGTGAAGTAGACGGACATCCTCATTGCAGCACCCCCGGACTGGTGTATCCGCTGAACATCCCAGCCACATCGGTCAGACCGTTCTGGCTGGTGGTATCAGTGGCCGACAGATCCTTGGCGGTCGCCGCCGCCTGCTGGATCATGGCCATCTTCTCCTGTCTGGCCTGCGCCTGCGCTCGCGCATTTCTCAGGGCATCCGCCTCCTCCTTGCTGACAAGCAGGTCAGGATCAACCCCGAGATGGTCCTGCAGCTTGTCGGCCAGTGCGTCGGCGTTCAGGCGGTCCAGAATCTCCGGCTTGACCTGCGCGACATTAGCCAGCGTGCTGACAAAGCGGTCGATGCTGTTGACGCCGATGGCTCTTTGCGCCTGCGCCAGCATGGAGACAAACTCGACGTTGATCTCGGAGCCCTGCATGGATTGCGGAGGCGGCGGCAGCAGGCCTGCGTCAGCCATATAGCCAAAGGTCAACTCGATCAGCGGATCCAGCAACTCGTTGTCCAGCCGCTCGACGACCGGACCGAGCATCAGCATTTTCTCCTCGTGCCGCTCCGCCACTTCGGTTGCTGTCATTTGCGTGTTCACGCTGTTCGCCAGCATCAGGAACATGTCGGCGTAGAAGGCGTTATTGATGCGACTGCGGACGTCATTGATGTCTTCAAGCAGGTGGCTCAGGTCCAGATTGACCTCGAACGCTGTCCTGATGGCGCTGGTCGGTGCGTTCATGTCAACGTAGGTGATGCCGCCGGGCAGCATGTCAAGCTCGCGGTTTTTCAGGCCTGCCGGCACTTGCAGGGGCGGGTTCGTCTTGTAGTCGATGCCCTGGCCCTTGCGTAGTTGCTCATGCGCCAGCTGCTTGATGTCACCCAGCGCCTCCATGCCGGGGCTGTTGCCGTAAATATCGCCACCAGATGTCGCCCAGCGAGGAGCCAGCACCGGGAACCGCTTGAACCCGGACTCGCGCAGATACTTGCCGTCTTCAGCTCCAAGCTCCATGTAGCAGGACCGGAACGGCATGTTCAGATTGTCGGACTTGGTCTTGTCGTATCCCTGACGCGGCTCAATGGCATGGATGACGGTGATCCACTGATCCATGTTGCCGGAGTGATATGCCTGGCGGACGGTGTCCGACACGTTATCAATGCCAAACTCGCCAACCAACTGCGATACAGTCATGCCGAACTCGCGGTACAAGGTGTCAACCTCTCCGCGGTAATTGGTGCTGATGGCATACTCGCCAATGGTCAGAGGGTAGCAGCGAATCACATCCTTGTAGTCTGGCAGTACCAGCATGGCGCCAGTCCCGAACGCGCCCAACTCCTCATAAACCATGTGGAGGGCACGGTACAGGTTAGAGCGATGGAAGATGCGTCGCATGATGTCGGTCACATCCGAGCACCACTCGCGGACCTCGTAGGAGTCTCCAGCCTCGGAACCGACCAAATCCAGCCGGAACCACGGACGAGCCGGGGAAGTCATGCCCGCCATCAGCCCGGCCGACAGGATCCGCAAGGCCCCCATGCCGGTGCGATCCAGAATCTTGCGGTGCTTCTTGCCGCCATCATTGGTTTTGGACTTGCCGAAACGCCCAGCACGCGGCAGCAGGTTTTCGCTGATTTCCTGCCAGTGCGAGTCCCAGGAACTGCGCTCCTGCTTGAGTGCGGCCCACCGCTTTTTGATGGAGTTTTCCATGCGTCAACTCCCGAGCAGCGTGGTCTTACCCAGCGTTGCAGGAGTCTGTACGCCTTGCGGTCCTGTCAGCATGGTCCCGCCCGCAATCGGGGATCGGTTCGATGCCGTGATCCCGAACAGGTTCGGCTTCTTCCGATTAGCCAAGTTGAACTGACGCTCCGCCTCGGCAGCCTGACGGCGCAACTCGGCGGCCTGATCGGCGGCAACGGATTGCGCATGCTTGTTGGACATGACGGATTCGCGGATACCGAAGGCCACGGCGGTAACAACGGCAACCATGATTAACTCTCCTTCCGCGCGGTCAGCGCCGGATAATCCCTGACGAACAGGCGCGCCTCGATGGCGTCCACATCGCGCAGGTTTTCAGGGTTCGGGTGGATGTTGGTCATGACGGCGTCAGCAATGACAACGCCGACCTTCTTGACGCCAGGGCGGCAGATGAACGTCGCCGGGGCCGAAAATGTCTTGATGCCGTCCTCGGTCAGTATCCGCAGACTGCCCTGGCTGATGATGTTGGCGTGCTCGTCCAGGTGGATGGCGCCGGTCAGCACGGTCCCCGCCGGAATGAAACCCTCGCGCAGGTACAGGCCGTCACTGAATATGTGCTTTACCGGGATGTCTTCTTGCGGAAGGGTTGCCAGCCAATCCTCAAACTCCTGGATGGCGGCGCGGACAGCAGGCTTTTCGTCGTCGGAAAAGACAACGTCAGAAGTGTTTTCATCGGACAGCAAGGCGAGCGCTTTCATGCTCGCATCATGCTGTCAGGGTTGCCGGTTATATGCCCACTCAGGCATAGGGGTCATGCTCAGTGCGCGACCGCTTTGTCCGGTGCTGGTCGATAGGTGCCCGCTTGCTGACGGGATAGGCGAAGGACAGGATCAAGGCGTCCGCCCGGTTAGGTGACGGAATGCCTCGCGCCTTCATGTCCTTCTTGGCCTCGATCTGGATCTTGCCATCCATGCGCGGCACCGTCTCGGGGGATTGCAGTTCATCGCGCAGGGTTGGGTCTTCCGGCAGGCATCCGCCGGCGCGCAGCCAGTCGCGTGCCAGTTTCCACATTTCCGCTCGCTTGTTCAGGCATCCGGCATCGTTCGAAGCAGACGCAAACCAGACCAGCGTCCACGACCGCCCCATGCCTTCCCCGGCCGACACGATGCCCGTCCCGTATCCGGCATCGACAAAAACCGCATCAGCCTGATGCCTGTCCTCCAGGTCAGCAATGATCGACGCGGCTACCAGGTCATTGTCGTTCTTCGGCATGGTTTTCAGGATGGTGAACACCAGGCCTTGCCGCAGGCCGATGACAAACTCGTCATCACCTTCCCACGCCGGGTCGACAGTGATTATCTTCGGAGCAAACTCGTACTGGTCGCGGCGCAGGCCTCGCCCGTAGGCGGCCGATACATCCTCCTCGCCGATGAACTGGCGCGAGGACATGGAAGGGAACAGGCCGCGAACGCGAACCTTGACGAAATCGCTATCCTCGCCATAGTCGTCAATCCACTTCTGGATCTGCGCCTTGTTCGTTCCCTCCACCGTGCGGCTGTCGATCTGCCGGCCTCGCCAACGATGCTTGTAGCGGCGAAAGCATTCGCGGAAGCGCCCGGTGTTCCGGGTTGGGTTCCCGAACGCCAGCCAGATGATCTCCGTGTTTTCGTCGGTCAGCGCCCCTTCAGCCACTTCCCAAACCTTGTCGGCAATGGCGGACGCCTCGTCGAAGATCAGGACAATGCGCTTGCCCTGGTTGTGCAGGCCAGCGAAGGCTTCGGTGTTGTGCTCGGACCACGGAACCATGTCACAGCGCCAGGTCTTGGAGTGATCCGGATCCAGCGAGGCGACGCTGGCCGATTGCGGGTTGAACCATTGACTGGTGATCGACAGCCGCGTCCACTTGCCGATTTCCGGAGAGGTCTTGGTGCGCAATTGCGTGTCAGTGTTGGCGGTGACAATGACCTTGCAGTCCTCACAGGTGGACATCGCCCAGTTGATGATCATCCCAATGCAGGCCGACTTGCCGATACCGTGACCGGAAGCCACGGACAGCATCAGGGGCATGAATCGGGTTTCCGTGTTGCGCAGGTGTTCGGCGATGTCGCCCATGACCTCAGCCTGCCACTGTCGAGGGCCGCCAACAGCCGCCAGTTCGCCAATGCCCCAATCGTAGGCCATCCGCGCCCACTTCAGGGGGTCATGCGTGCAGGTTGCCGCCAACTCTATCAGTTCATCGGAGACTTCAGGCATCGCCTCCCTCCGCCCGCTTGCGCGCCCGAGCCAGGCGCTCAGCCAGGGCATCAGTGACTTTCAGGTCCAGCTTGTCGTTGAACATGCCCAAATGGCGAGCCACGGAGTCAAGCGCACCCTTTTTGTCGGCCAACTTGTACTTCAGGACATCGCCCACGCCGACCTCGGCATTGCCGACCTGTACCACCTCCAGCCCGATAATAGCCGCCGCTGTATCATCGTCCAGCTCATGGATGGGCTTTGGGGCTCCGGTGCTGTCAAACACTTTGCGAGGGTCGAAAAACGCAAGGCGCGCATACTCCTGGAGGACTCGCTCTTGCGTAATCTCTACCCGCTTCGACAATGATGCGCGCCCTGCCCTTACCGCCTCGGCAACGTGAGTTTTCCCGAGCAACTGAGGCCCTATCCATTCCGCTGTTTTTGCGCTGTATCCCGCCCTGATTGCGGCTTGCGTCGCGTTCAGGTCGATCAGATACTCCTCAACGAATCGAGACTGCTTATCCGTCAATCCCCGGCTCATCTCAACTCCTCCCGCGCAAACCCCCAGCCACCGCGAAATGACCGCAGGATAAAACGGTCTGTCACCTCAACCACCTTCCATCGGTCAGGGGTCTGGCAGCGGATCTCATACCGGCAAATGCGCTTGACCAGCGTCTTCGACACCTCAAACTTTTCAGCCAAGGCGCTGACCGGCAGCCGATGCTCCTCGCGTAACTCCCGCATCAAATCAACATCCCGATCACTCAGCTTGCTGTTATGGTGGCCCTCTCCAATGCGCCACCCCCTGTCGTTGACCGCAACCATCACTTTCGCCATGCCTCAGCCTCCGCGCCATCATCAGCCCACGGTATTCCCATCCCCAACCACCTGCACCCGCACATACTGACCGGGCATTTGTCGTAGCCCGGACAATCGCCGTCACCCGTAGGTTTTCGTGGTGAAGCCGGGATAAACAGATCCAGTTGTTCTTCGGTCACAGTGCCCATACCCAAACCGTTATTCACTTTTCATGACCTCCCTGTGCCAGCCGTTCTTGCTCCCACCTTTTGCTGGCCAGATGATGATCAGCGGAAACGGAATATGCTTTGCCGCAATCCGCAACTTCACCCGCGCATCTTCCTCCGCCCAATATGTCCACTCCGGGCCATGCGCCTGCTGAACAGTTTTACCGCCCTTGACCTCATGCAGCTCGATCTGACCATCCGGCAGCATCACAACAAAATCAGGATTCAGCCCGCAGCGATCAGCCAGTTTTATGGTGATTAGCTCGTACCACCACCCTGCGATTTCCCCAGCAGAGAGCAGACTATCCAGATGACGCGCATACGCCTGCTCCCCAGCGTTCATGCTGCCGTTTTCGTGCCTTGGGCGTGGCTTACGACCTTTCGGCTTCAAATCGCGCCGGAAACGGCCTTTCCCGCCGTCAACGCAGGTGAAATCAGCATCGGTGCGGAGCGTCTTTCGCTGGCGGGCTTGTAGTTGCTGTTCGGTCATGCGTGCCATGCCGCCCTCCTATCGCCATTGATCAAGATCAGCGCCCTGCACTTAATCTCCTCCGCCCATTCCGGCGACTGATGGCGAACCGTCTCCATCGTCGCCTTTCCGCCCTCAGCCTCGCACTCAGCCCGATAGTTCAGCCACAACTCGCGGCCAACAGCGCAATACCGGCCTGACATCGGGTGGCAGCAGGTGGCGCCGATGACGGAGGCGTGATTCAGGAGGGATTCGTGGGCGGGGGTCATGCCGCTCCCTCCAACGCATCCAGGATCAGTTGAAACGTCCCGGCCCGGACCTCCGCAAACCACGCTTTGTCATCCATATGACGGAAAAATCGCCCAATCTCGGATTGCGCTGGTATAGCCGGGTCATAAAACACATGCCCATCGCGCATGAAGTTCAGGAAGTCGCCTTCGATTTCGACAGTTATCATCATTCAATCTCCTGCGGAATGTCATCAACAAAGCGGGAATGCCCGCCATCAAATCGCATCATCACCTTAACGCCTGATTTCCCCTTCCGATGCTTTCCAATGATGATTTCAGCAAGCCCCTTGTCGGAAGATTCCAGGTTGTAAATCTCGTCACGGTAGATGAACAGAATCAAGTCCGCCGCTTGTTCAATGTATCCAGATTCGCGCAGGTCGGACATCATCGGACGCTTGTTTGGCCGGTCTGATACCTTGCGGCTCAATTGCGACAGCGCCACAACCGGACAATCGAACTCCTTCGACAGCGATTTAAGCCCTACCGCAATCTCAGCAACCTCTCGCTGACGGTCTGTCGTCTTTTCCACAGCATGCATCAACTGCAGGTAATCGACCAGCACTACGCCAATTTTTCCGTCATGGCCCTTGGCTATCCGCCGCAATTTCGCCCGCATCTGCATGATGTTCATCGTCGGAGTTTCGTCGATGTAAATAGGCCATTCGCGCATCTTGGTTACAGCTGCCGCCAGTTTCGGCCAGTCGTTATCCCCCATGTTCGCCGTCCGCATATTTCCCTGATAGATACCACCAACCGACGAAATCATGCGTTCGGCCAAATCCGTGTCGCCCATCTCCATCGAGAACATCACAGCCGGGCCGATGATGCCGTTATTGAGCATTGCGTTCTCGATCATGTTCACGGCAAACGTGGTTTTCCCCATTCCTGGAACGGCGGCAACAATAACCAGCGTTTTAGCGTGCAACCCGTGAATGATGCTGTTCAGGTTGTTAAAGCCCGTGTCCATTCCCTGCTCGCCGCCGCTGTTTTCCCGGTTTCCCAAAATCTCAACCGTTCGCGATAAAACCTCCTTGATTTTTTTCGGCCCCATGTCGTTCTCGCGGGCCTGGCCGTCACGAATGGCCATGATGGTTGATTCGGCAATGTTGATCGTATCTTCCAGCGTTGCCGCCTCATTTGGATGCTCGACCATCTCAATGATCGAATGGCAGGCGGCAATCAGCTTTCGTCCAGCCGACAACTTGCGCACCTGCATGGCGCGGGCCTCAATCGAAGATTCCCCGCGATATGCTGTATTGCGGGTAATGTCGGACAGGTATTCCTCGCCGCCAACATGCGCAAGCCGGTCGTGCTTGGCCATATGATGCATAACCGACAACACGTCGTGCGGCTGGTTGTGTTTCGACAGGTAGGCGACAGCGCGAAAAATGGACGCATGGCGCAGGTCGTAAAAGTCGGAGTCGTTGATGATTCCGGATACGGTGTCGAAGGCAATCTTGTTTTCCATGATTGCGCCGATAATGTCCTGTTCCAGTGACAGCGAAAAAAGTGCGGCGCTCATTAGTACGGACTCCCTTCGTCTTGAAGCTCGATCTTGATCTTCTCGAAAGACTGCTTGGCCAATTCCTTGTTGACCGGCCCTTTGTGCAGGTTTTCGTCCGGTTTTGCGATCGGGTAGTCCAAAGGCTCCTCGATATAGCGGCTATGACCGCCTGCAAGGCCGTTTTTAGGCGCGTTCTGTGTTGAGGTAGTGCTAGGGTTGCGGATGCGCGATACAAGATAGCTAGCGAGGCCGCCATGCCAATCGTGCATTGTGCGTCTTTCCTGTTTCCGATGGGCGCTTGCACGAAAGTCTGCAAGGATTTCGTCGGTCAGGTCTGCACTTGTCACCAACTTCCCGTTGACAATGGCCTTTGTCGTCAAAAATTTCAGATGGTCGTCAAGGGTCTTGGCGTCAGGAATCCAAACGTGCGTCATGTTGACCAGCATCCTGGAATCCATCTCGGCTTGACGTTTGCGCTCTTGCTCTTCGATCGAATCGAAAATTCCTTCGTCGCCGCCTATCGAAGAAGAAACATCCCTTCCCTTCCCTTCCCTTCCCTTCCCTTCCGGGGGGTGGGGCGCGTCGATCGTTCGTCGATCGTTCGGCGAATTGTCGGCGAATGGTTGCGGATACTTGTATGACGGGCGCTCAATTTTTTGATGCTTCCATCCAGTCACGTTCCAGTATTGGCGGCCATTTGCGGTGTATTCCGATATCAATCCAGCCCGCAAAAGCTCAAGCACAATGGATTCAATTTGCGTGATGGAAATGTCGTCGCCGGGGAAGATTTGCATCTTTAGGGTTTTATGGCTTGCGGGATGATTTCCGCCATCGTCGCAGAAGTTCCACATTCCAATGAACAACAGGCGAGCAATCGGCGAGCATTCGACGATTTGTTCAGAAGTCCAGAATTCTGGTTTTATGGTGCGGATTCGCGCCATGGAATCACCTCAACAAAAAACCGCTTTGTGTTGTGCCATTGGCAGAGGGAGTACAGGCGGTTGGCTACCAGTAAACCCTACATGGCACAAACAAAGCGGTCTTATGTCTGCGCCAACCTCATATCGTGCGCTTTTCCTGCCAAGGTCTGGCGCACGTTCGTATTTTACCACGGGTTCAGTCAGTCTTCAAAGTCGAACAATTTCGGAGAGTTGACCTTCTGCTCCATTGATTTCAAGTAGTACGTCGAGTCCATGAAATAGCCGGGATTCAACTCGCTGCCCTGACCGCGGCGGCCCATTTCCAGCGCGCAATACGGGACAGTTCCCAGGCCACAGAACGGATCGTAAACAAGCTCGCCTTTGTTGCTGTAACGCTCGATCAGGCGCTTGACGATATCTGTCTGCAAAGGGCATACATGCATTTCAACGGCGCGTTTTGACTGGTCGCTGTTCAGGGTCAACATGCGGTTAATATCGTGCCACACGTCCGGATGGTGCGATCCTGGTGCCAATGACATGAACGTGGATGGCAAAGCGCCGCGCAATTCCAGATCCTCGCCAAGTTTGACGTGATGCTCGTAATCATAGACGTTTTGCAGGCTGAACTTTGTATACATGCTGGCCAGCTTGTCAGGGCCATAACCGGCCATTTCTTCCGCCGTGATAAGCCGGTTTCCGCTGCTACGCCAGAAGGCGTGTGCATCAACTTGCCAGTGTGCGCGAGTGTACTCTTGCTTTGACTTCTTGACGGGTTCATCAGCATAACCGCGAGTGCGGTCAGTCTGAGGCTTGCGAAACAGGATGATGTATTCAGGAGAGCCGACGCCCATCTTTGTGCCGTCCTTGCACTGTTCAGACCATCCAAGCCGGTACGTCTGATTGTTCTCGCGCACCACGTCAGTGACTACGGTAATCATGCCCATGTAGTCAAATCCGTGTTTCATGCCGTGGAACGTCGCTTCACAGTGAAACGGTGAAACAGTGGGCGCACCCGCGCCGGTCACGTTGCCGAACAGGATGCGGTCCTTGACGTGACAGGCGTAAATACGGCCAGGTTTGAGGATTCGCAACAATTCAGGCGTCAGGAAATCCATCTGCGCCCAAAAGTGATAGTTGTTCTCGGTGTGGCCAAAGTCGTTGTAGCTCGGCGTGTATTCGTAGTGATTCGCAAACGGGATCGACGTGACAATCAGGTCAACATGGTTTTCAGGATGGCGACGCGCCTCAATGACGCAATCATTGTTTGCCACAGTCCAGCCTTGGCCGGATACTTCGACGCGATCGACGCCAATGCTGCGGGTCAATTCTTCGGCCATCTGGATGTGATTCAAGCCATATTTGCGGATAATGTCGGTCATGTTTTCCACCATTTGATTGTGTTGTGTCCATTTCTCCATCAGCACCTTGAGCACGTCGCGCTCGGCTTCGGTGTGGATGATATGGATCTCGCATTGATGCGGCTGTAAAAAGCGGTGAACCCGGTGAACGGCCTGTACAAAGTCGTTGAACTTGTAGCCGATGCCGGTAAATATCATCTTGTGACAATGCCGCTGAAAGTTGCAGCCTGAACCGGCCAGAATCGGCTTTGTTGACAAGATGCGAAAATCGCCATCACTGAACCCGATAATGCGACGTTCTCGCTCTTCCAAATCTTGAGAACCCCATACCGCAAGTGAATCAGGAAAAGCCTTCTGGATAGCCTGCCGTTCCGTTTCCAAGTCGTGCCAGATAATGAAATGATCGTCAGGCGATGCATTTACAATCTCGGCAGTCTTGGCAACTCGGGCATCTAGGCTTTCCCGCTTTTCCGCTGCCGCTGATGACAATCCCATAGCAGTATCACGGAACAGGAATCCCTGCCCATCGCGGTCAGTACCTGCTCCGGTATGATCGGTTGGCAATTCGTGGATAATGACTTTCATTTCCGGCAAAGCATATCCGGTGTCGTCGTAACCCAGGTCAGAGGGCTTGCTGATGAACACTGCCCACGAACTCATCCACAGCCAGAACTCGCGCTCTTTGTGCGGATACAGGGTCAGGTTGTTTGCTTTTGTCGAATCACGCCTGAAAAACCGCGTCAGAGCCTGGCCAGTATCCATGATGCCAAGGAATCCAGCATAGTGAATCAGTTCCTTGAAGCGGTTTGGCGACGGCGTAGCTGTTGCCACAAAGCGATACTTGACCGACTTGAACACCTGCAAAAACGTCTGATAGGTATCGCTGCCAAACGAGCGCAATACTGACGCCTCGTCAAGCGATACAGCCGTGAATAGATTCACGTCAAGCTTGCCGTCGCGCACCGACTCATAGTTCGTCAGGTAAAAATCACAATCCGGAGTCATTTCGGATTCACGGCGAATGAACTCGAATTGCACGTTCAGCATTTGCGCATCGCGCTTGAACTCTTGCCGAACGCCAAGTGGGCAAATGACAAGCACCTTGCCGCCAGCGTGCGCATGAATCAGGCGCAGCGTTTCAATCTGCATGACAGATTTACCCAATCCAAACGCGGCAAAAATCGCACGACAACCGCCGCGAACTGCCCATTTGACAATATCGCGCTGATGCGGCTTCAGGATAGTGGAAATGTCGGCATCATTAACCTCGAAGCCACTGAACTTTGCCATGGCGATTTTGCCACGTACAAAATTCAGGTAGTCTGTGTTCTCCATAGGCACCTCAAATTACCCAAAAAATACGCCAGTCGCACATGCTTCCGGCAAAAGAATCATAGCGCATTTATTCATGCGTGAATAGTCACCACCACAAAATCATCCATGCCAGCGACAGCAGAGGCCAGATGATCCACAGTCCGTAACAGAGGACGGCCAGGGAGAGTATGCAGGCGATGGCGGATGGCCAGGCGGATGGATTGGGGTTGAAGGTGTTCATGTCGCCACCTTCTTCAGCTCGCGCACTACCAGCCGGTCGCTCATCCGATCCAGCCCAAACGGCGGGTCAATACCGACTGCTGTCGCTTGCTGCCAGATTATTTTCGTCAGCTTGTCGCGTGACGGCGGTCGTAGGGGGAGTGACGGAGGTCACAGGGAAGGTCTGTATGAAAGATGGTTGTCTGTTTCATGGTTCGAGGTCGTAAGTGCATTTGAGGTTCTCCAGGATGCCGAATGGCTTGTTATAGTTGCCGTCTTTCCGGCTGTCATGCTTGAATCACCACTCCCCACCCGTCGGCAGGGCGATATCCGTTTGCCGTCGCAAGCGGCGCGGATCGCGATTTGCGGCCGGTTTCCCGAGCCCGTGCGGTGCGTTTGGTGCGATTAATTAAGCTTGGCAATAGTATGGGAAACGATGTCAACGCGAGACCGAAATGACAGCGGTATACCGTAAGACTCATTCCCATTTTCATGAAATGTAATTATTGGCCATCCGAGATTGACCAACTGCAACACAACGTCCAAATCACCTTCGCTCCCTGCCGCCCTTATATTCGATATTTTCTTTCCTTCGCATTCTGGGAATTCCTCAAAAAAACTACCCTTCGCAATCATCCTATCGGCAATTTCTTGAGCGTTTGTTTTCGCAAACAACCCATCAACAGTTAGCAACGAGAACCTTGCAACTCGCTTTGTGTACGCTTTTTGGCGTCCCATGATGACCTCGTGTGTTTATCAATAACCGGCTGGACACTGCGACCGGGTTTCTCCCAATCCA